GGGTGACGGTATTTGATGTCGTTCATGACTTATTTCCTCTTAAGCAGCCTTGGCGAGGCGTTCGTGGATCGGTTCGTAGCGGCCCGGCCAGAGTTCGGCGCGGTCGATGCCGATGATGTCGGCGATGGCCTTGGCGATGCGCTCGCTCTTGCAGGCGCCGTGAATGACGTTGTGAACGGAGGTGATCGCCACGTTCAACTTGCGCGCCACCTTGGCCTGACTGGAGCCGTGCTTGCGCAATGCGGCCTTGATGTCTTCCGGGTGCATCCTTGCTCCTTTCCTGATAAGCTAATTTTTTATCTATTGCGCATTCGAAACCGCGCAATCCATAGGCTAAATAATAGCCACGTTTGTGGCTGTGTCAACAATTTTTTAGGTATTCGATTGTGGCTATCGGGGAGCGATTAAGAGAGGAGCGCAAGCGCCTCAAAATGACTCAGGCGGAATTCTCAGATGTCGGTGGCATCGGTATATCGACGCTGAAGCTGTACGAAGGGAATGACCGAGACCCCGGAGCGCTGTGCCTGCAATCTCTGGCCCAGCACGGCGTAGATGTTCAGTACGTCGTCACCGGGCAGCGTTCGAAGGTCGTTCTGGCGGCCGATGAACAGCTATTGCTTGACGGGTTTCGCGCCCTGGATGCGGGAACGAAACGGCGCATGCTGGCCTTCGCACTGACCGAATCAGGTCCGGTCGCGATTCAGAAAAAAATCAAGGAAAAATCCGCAGAATCTGGAAACAAAACTGTCTCCAACAAATATCGTGGAGCAAAAATTGGCGGAGTTACTGAAGGCGATTTCACCGGCACGGCGAACGTTCATGTCGGGGGCAAGCGAAACAAATGAATTTGTTTGCACCACCCCTATCTGGAGAACGGGAAATCAACATCGGCATGGTGATCGAAGGAAACGCCTATTTCATTGCCGACTTTCCGCGCTATCTGGCAATGCAGCCGGATCAGCTAGACGAGACCATCAGCCACCTGCAGCAATTGCGCCGCCAGACCTTCTCCCGCTTCATCCGCCATAAGACAGTTCCGTGGTTCGGCGCCAGTTGCGCAGTACTGGTCGGCGCCATCATCGTCAATCCATCACAGCAGCCTTCACTGGGGCTCGGCATTGCCACGCTGGCGTGGATCGTCGGTGCAGTTCTGCCATCGCTTTACGTCATGACGAAACAGCGGGAAGACCTGTTTAATGCGCTGACGCTGCTGAAGGAAGAAATCAAGAAGGCCAAGGCTGCGAGAGCGACGAAATAACGCATTTTTTCCGGTCGACCGCAGAAGCCAGATAAGCAGAGGAAACCAATGACCAAAAGTGATAAAGACCCACTGGGTATCGGAAAGCTACCGCGCTGGCAGCAAATCAGCATCTTCCTGTTGCTAATGATTTTTGGAATAGGGGGAGTTGAATTTGCCAAGTCAATCTATCGGGATTACCAAGCGCCAACCAACGAAATTGATGCGCAAAAACGCATGCTGGGCACTTGGACTTACACCCAGCCAATAAACTTTTCTGACGACCCGTTCCCCTTCAAATGGGTCAAATGGGAAATCCGTCCAGACGGAACCATGACATCGTGGAATGCAAATCCTACAGATGACGATTGGGGCCAAGGGGTGTCCGCAAAATATCAAATCGTCACCGGGAAATTTTCAACAAATGGGGAACGCTGGTTTGGGATTGCTGATCCTGAAAACGGGTACACCGTTGGTGTCTTCGAGTCCGGAAGCATCGTCCTGCACATGCTTCCGGCAGCTAACCGAAAAACGGGAACGATGGTTCGTGGCGACAAAAACCCATTCCGCAAATGATCCAGCCTTGTGAATCGCCGCCTCAGTCGCCAACCTGAATCATCGGAAAGATCAGATGCTTCGATTGAAAGAATTTCGACCGCACTGGCTGCACAAAGGCCCATGCTCAAATGGTGGATCGATCATTTCAGATGTCGGCGATGTCCCATGCCCATGCACACAAGCAGAATTTTCCTGTCGCCTGCATGCGCTAACTGCCAGAGAGCTGGCGATGATGAACCTGTAATGGGGGTAAAACATGGACTTTTCATTGATCAGCGCTGCCGTCAATTCCTTGCGGATCGCCAAGGACATCGGTTCTGCCGCCATCGAGTTGCGAGACTTCAATCAAATGTCGGCTGAGTTCTCCAAGATGAACGGCGAATTGCTCAAGGCTCAAGATGCGCTCTTCGCTCACAACGCCTCTTTGCTCGAACTTCACGGCAAGTATGCCGACGTGTGTGATGAGTTGCGAAAAATGAAGGATGCTTTGAACGAGCGCGGCCGATACACGTTGTTCGAAATCGGTGCTGGAAAATTCGCGTATCGCCTGAAGGTCCCCGGCAAAGGGGAGGCATCCGTTATGCCAGGCGCAGACGAGCCGATGCATTATCTTTGTCAACCGTGTTTCGACGCTGGTCGCAAGATGGTTCTCCATCTCTACCCCGATGCCGCCGATGGACCTGGGGCTATGTGTCCCAAATGCGCTAAGTATTTGAACGCCGAGTTGGCTTGATTCGCTGCTTTTCATACATGCCTCCGGGTGAAAATCGTGGCCGTATTAAATCGCCCAACGATTTGTGATAACCCTCTGGAAACGTTTCCAGCCTAACCCAGCCAATCCTCGCCGCGTAACCTTCAATCGTCCTGTCAATGACGATCAATTGGAGGTTACGCCATGCAGCTCCCCCGTCTTTTCTGGTGGATCATCACCACCATTATTCTGCTGATCCTCATCGCCGTCCTGGCGCCGCAGCAGATTCCCGTCAGTCTCTACAAGCTTTCCCTCGTCACCACGGCCGGCGTGATCGGCTACTGGCTGGATCGCTCGCTTTTTCCCTACGCCCGTCCGGATTCGTTCATCGCCACGATTGAGCCTGGCAGCGATGCCAAGCCCATCGATATCGAAACCGATGACTGTTCATGCAAGCTGTTGCCATTCGAGGTGATCGACGGCGATGGCTTCGTGTTCGCCATGTGCATGCTCCGGCGCGCCATCATCGTCGGCGCCGCCATGTTGGCTATTGGCCTGGGCGCCTGAGCGCCATGGCTGTACTGACCAATCCGCACGTTTCTTCCGTGCATGCCATCAATTTCAGCCGGGATATCGCCAAGGCGAACAGTCAGGCTGATCTTGAGGCGGCGGCAAAGCGGCATTCGCCTTATCTGCTGAGTGAAGACGCTCGCCGGATGCGTGAAGAGTACGCAGCTCGATTGGTCCAGTTGCGAGGATTGAAGCCATGATAAATCCCGAATCGACTTGTCGCCCGGCTGCCGCGTATTTTGCTGGCCTGCTGCTCGGCACTGTTTGGATCGGCACGATGGCCGCCGTGTGGTTCATCGCCTTGAGCATCGTTTTCGGCGAGGCACATGCCAGCGATGCGGATCGTTACCGCAGCGACCTGCTGCGCATATCCCATGCCGAAGCCGGCCTGGATGCTCCGGTGGCCGTATTCGCCGCCCAAATCCATCAGGAAAGCGGCTGGAATCCGCAGGCTGTCAGCAAGGTCGGCGCACGCGGCATGGCGCAGTTCATGCCGGCGACGGCCAAGTGGTGGTGTGACCTGATCGGCCAGGATGCCAAGGACTGCCAGCCCGCTAACCCAACCTGGGCAATGCGTTCACTGGTCGGATACGACGTTTGGCTCTATGACCGCGTGCGCGGAGAAAGCGAATTCGACCGCTGGTGGGCCGCGCTGCGCGCCTACAACGGTGGCCTAGGACACTGGCAGGCTGAAGCTGCATTGGTGCGCCCGTTAAAGGGGCGGGAAAGCATCGATGCCGCCTGCGGAAAGGCCAAACGCCATATCAGTTTCTGCCGTGAAAACCTCGGCTATCCGCTGCGGATCATGAAGGTTCTCCAGCCCCTTTATCGGGGCTGGGGCCGAGGAGTATTCGAATGAACCCGACTCCCATCTGGCTGCGTGCCGTCGCCGTGCTCTCCATCGTCGTCATCATCGTCTGGGGGCTATCTCGCATCGCTGGCGCCATCTACCAGGCCGGCGCCACCGCCGAGCGCTCGGCATGGCAGAAGCGTGAAAACGCCGAGTTGGTGAAAGCCAATGCCCGCGTTATCGAACTGGAATCCCAAGCCCGTGCGCAGGAACACCGCCACGCCGACGATCTGGCCCTGGCGTCTCAAACCTATCAGGAGAAATTGGCCCATGAAAAAGCTGCTCACGACCGCACTGTTGCTGATCTGCGCTCTGGTGCTCTGCGCTTGCGCATCGAACTTGCCCGCCGCCAAACAGGTAGCGGAAGTGCCACCGCCGAGGCTGTCTCCAGCGCCGGCCGATGTGATGGTGAAACGCGAGCCGAACTTTCGGCAGCGTCTGCTGAATTTCTTGTCGGACTAGCCAGCGAGGCCGACGAGGTAGTGCATCAACTGACTGCCTGCCAGGCGGTCGTCACCGCTGACCGTCAAATCCAATCCCAGGGGGAAAAATGAGCAACCAGAACGCGCCTACCGACCACGCCCAGGTCATGCACAGCATCGGTCAACTGACCGGCGCCGTCCAAGCCATGCATCAGGGGCTGACCGCCCGCATCGAAGACATCAAAGGCGATATCCGCCGCCTGGAGCAAGCTCAGGGCGAGCGCATGACGCGTATCGAAGAGAACCTGACCGCGCAGATCGGCCAGGTGCGCGACGACGTCAACAAGCGTATCGACAGCCTCGGAACCCGTGTGACGAACCTGGAAGCCGAGGACAAGAAGCTGATCGAGAAAACCGCCAAGCTCGGCGCGGTCGGCGGCGGAATCGGCGGCGCACTGGCGGCGGCGGCCGTCGAAGTCATCAAGCGGCTGTAATCATGGCCCACAGCCAGGAAACCCGCGAGCGGGTCCGCCAGCTCTACATCGAGGGAATGCCGCTGAACGGCGCTGCCGTGACCTGCGGCGTCAGCTACGACACCGCCCGCGAATGGAAGCGCATCGCCAAGGCCAAGGGCGACGACTGGGACACGGCCCGCGCCGCGTATCGCATCAGCGACCAGGGCATGGACGAACTCAACAAGCAGCTCGTCGAGGACTTCGCCCGCCAGGTCATCACCACGACGCGGGAACTGGAAGACGCCAAGATTCCAGCCGGCGATAAGGCCGTCATGCTCGCCCAGCTCGCCGACGCCTACGCCAAGTTCAGCAAATCGTTCTCGCGTCTGAATCCGCAGTTTTCCGGTCTATCCGTGGCGCTGGACACGCTCAAGGTCATCGCAGAATTCCTCAAAAAGAACGACCCGGCCGCATTGCGAGCTTTGCAGCCGCATGTTGAGGACATTGGGGCGGTGCTGGGGAAACGGTATGCATGAAGTTACTGAGCGCGATTTGCGCATGCCTGAATTCCGCGATGCAAAGCTGGAAGACCTGGAATTCAGAGGCGACGGAAAGATAGTGCGCAAGGATCGCTGGGAAACTGGAATTCATAGCATTCGGAGAGCGCTCGGAGACCACCGCCGAGAGTTCGAGATCGAAGATGTTGTGCATGCAGTTGAAGCGCTGGTCGCGACTTTTCCTGATCTTCCGGAAGACGACGACGATGGTGTAAGTCGTGCTGGACATGTGGATTACTGACCATGCATGAATTCGACTGGTCCGACGATTACGAAGACCTGACCGAGGTCAAGAACCTGGGCGACTTCCAGCGCCGGATGGAGTCATTCGCCGAGGAATTGCGCCAGACCATCGAACTCGAATGCGAGGCTTTCCCCATTGACCCGTCGGCGAGCAAGGCGCGGCGTGAGCGGGCGGTGGTCGATTACCGCTACTTCTGCCAGACCTATTTCCCGCACTACGTTCCAACGCCGCATTTCTCGCTGTTCCATGACTACATCTTCGAGCGCCTTCCGGCGCTGATCGATGGCCCGACTGATGCCCGCGAGGTCAATCAAGCGCCTCGTGGTGAGGCCAAGTCGACTTATGAGACGCAGCTAGGCAGCTTGTGGTGCATCTGCCGCGCCAACTATCTTTCCGAGTTGGTGCCGAACGCCAGCCCGAAGGCGCGCAAGTGGCTTATCGGCATCATCATGAACACGCTGGAGCAGTCGATTGAAATGCTCGAGGCGATCAAGGCCGAACTGGATAGCAATCCGCGCCTTGCGGCAGACTTTCCCAAGGCGGTCGGCCGTGGCCGTATCTGGCAAGCGGCAACTATCGTCACGGCGAACGGGATCAAGGTCCGCGTTGGCGGTGTCGGCAAGAAAATGCGCGGTATGCGGCATGGTCCGCACCGGCCCGGCCTGATCTTCCTGGACGATCTCGAAAACGACGAGAACGTGCGCAATAAGGAACAGCGCGACGCCGTCGAAAACTTCGTCATCAAGGCGGTGGTCGGTCTGGCCGGGCCAGGTGGCGGCATGGATATCTTCTGGCCCGGAACCTCACTGCACTACGACGCCGCGATCAACCGCGTTTCGCGCAAGCCAGGCTGGCGCCGTAAGGTGTTCAAGTCGATCATGCAATGGCCGGATCGCATGGACCTGTGGGAGAAGTGGGAAGGCATCTACACCTCTGCCTCGGCCAGCGATGAAGATGGCGCTCAGGAGAAGGCTGAGGCCGATGCATTGGCCTTCTACCAGGCGAACAAAGAAGCCATGGATGCCGGCGCTGTCGTGTCATGGCCGGATGTTCGCCCGCTGTACCGACTGATGTGCATGTACGCCAGCGATCACGATGCGTTCAACCAGGAACAGCAGAACGAGGCCGGAAACGATGACACGGCGCCGTTCAAGAATGTGCAGTTCTGGGTCGACCGCAGGAACGATTGGCTTTTCTTTGGCGCCATCGATCCTTCCCTCGGAAAGAAGAACAAGAAGCGTGACCCTTCGGCGATCCTGGTCGGTGGAATGAACCGCAACACGATGACGCTCGATGTCGTTGAAGCCGATATCGCCCGTCGTGTTCCTGATCTCATCATCTCCCGCGCTATCGAACTTCAGCGGGAATACAACTGCCTGGCATGGGGCGTTGAGACAGTGCAGTTTCAGGAGTTCATGTACACCGAATTGCTGAAGCGGGCAGCGCTTGCCGGCATCGCTTTCCCAGGTATCCCCATGCCGGAAGATGTTGAAAAGGAACTCCGCATCATCAGTCTTCAACCCCATGTCGGCAACGGAAAAATCAGGTTGCACCGTAGTCAGGGAGTGATGATCGAGCAACTCAAATTCTGGCCGGAAGCTGACCACGACGACGGCCCTGATGCCCTCGAAAAGCTGTGGAAGCTGGCAAACCAATTTGCGGGCGAATGGAATTACCAGAGCGCCGGTAGCGGTCGCAATTACGGCAGATCGGCGGGCCGAACCAACAACGCCAATAACGACGATTGGGACGACGATGATTGAACAAATTAAGCGCTTTGGCGCCGCGCTGACCGGCCTGGTCAAAGGCGACCTGAACAAGACGCAGGCCGGGGCGCGGTCGACGTCTTCCGGAACGGCCAATTACCTCAAGGTTCAGACCGTTGAACCCGGTCAACTTGCCGCCGCTTTTCAACAGGCTGACCAGGGCTATATCACCGACCAGGCGCGGCTATTCAACCTAATCGAGGTTCATGACCCTCATATCTTCTCTGAACTCGCCAAGCGCCGCCGGAACGTGACCGGTCTCGGATGGCAACTTCAGCCGCGGGATGACTATTCGCAGGCTGAGCTGGATAGAACTGCTGAACTGCAAGACGTAATCAAGAACATCGGCGACTTCGAGGATTTTCATTACGACTTGACCGACGCCATCGGCAAGGGCGTCTCGTTCCATGACACTGAATGGAATACCGGGAGCGTCTGGTATCCGAAACGCTACATCCTGGTGCCGGCGACCGAATTCCAGATCGACCAGGCGACCGGCGCTTTCCAATTCGTGAAGGACGGCATGCCGCAACCGCTCCGCGAAGGCGGCTGGGTGATTCACCAGCATCGAGCGCTGTCCGGCTACATCGAGCAGGCCGCGCTGTTCCGCGTATTGGCATGGGCCTATGCCTATAAGGCATTCAACACGGTCGACATGCAGAAGTTCCTGGAGAAGTACGGATTACCGCTGCGCCTCGGCAAGTTCCCCGCCGGCATCGGCGAGAAGGAACGGAAAGAACTGCTGCGCGCCGTCCGCAATATCGGCCACGACGGAGCCGGCATCGTGCCGGCAACCATGACTATCGATTTCGTTCAGGCGACGGCGGCCGGTAAGGTCGATGACTTCCTGAACGCGATCACGTATTGGGAGAAAAAGCAGTCCATCGCCATCCTGGGCGGCACGCTGACCAGCCAGGCCGATGGAAAGACCAGCACCAACGCCCTCGGCAATGTGCACGAGCGCGAGTTGCGCAAGATCATGTTGGACGATACGGCCAAGGCAGCGCCGACAATGCAGAGCCAGGTAGTCAATCGCATATCCATGGTCAATGGCATGTTTGCGCCGGGTCGTGAGCCGATTTGGAGCTACATGACGGAAGAGACGCCCGACCAGGCCAAGCTGGTCGACGTGCTGGATAAGGCGGCCGGAATGGGCATGGAGATCGACGTCGACTACGCCCACAAGATCATGCAAATCCCCCGCGCCAAGGAGGGCGCCAAGCTGCTGACGGTCAGCGGCAAGGGAAATGCCGGCGCCGCTGCGGATAAGCCGCCCGCCGACGCTGCCCTTAGCCGCCTCACGGCGCTATCAGGCGACGACATCGCCACCGCCTACAGCGGCCAGCTCGCCCGCCTGTGTGCGCCGTTCGAGCAACAGGTCATCCAGCAGGTTTCAGCCATCGTCGCCGAGTCCGGAAGCTTCGACGAGGCGATGGAGAAGATCGACGCCCTGCGCGCCGATCCGAAGTGGGCGGAGGCGCTGGCTAATGGCTTGATGGCTGCGCATTTAGCGGGTCGGGTTGAGGTTGAAGAGGGGAAATAGTCATGCCTATGGACCCACTACACAAGAACAGCAGAAGAATGTCCTGGGATTGGCGCATTCGGCGATTGTTCATCAGTCTTATCATCGCCGAAGATCCGGAAAAGCCGTTAATGTTAAGGACGTGGGGAAGAACAACAGTCGACGGTAAAGAGCAGGAAGCATTCATTCTAAAATTTTCACGCTCCGTTCGCGAATATGATTCCGGAGAGCGCCAATCCGCATGGGCGCTGCTTATCGGTCCTGTCTGCCTTCACCTGGCGCTGATCAACAAGCGCTGAATTATGGCAAACCCAGCCGCACTCCCTTTCTCGGAAGCCATCGACTTTTTTAAGTCGAAAATCCGCCTGCCTTCCTCCGGCTGGACGGACATCTGGCAGGAACAGCATTCACACGCCTTCGTCGTAGCTGGCGCCACGCATGATTCGCTGGTGGAAGACCTCTACAACGCCATTGCGAAGGCGAAGGAATCTGGCGGCTATGCAGAATTCCAAAAGGCATTCCCGGAAATCGTCAAAAAGTACGGCTGGGCGCACAACGGAACACCGGGCTGGCGTTCGAAGATCATCTACGACACGAACGTCACCCAGTCCTACAACGCCGGCCGGGAAAAGCAGATGCAGGCGGTCAAGCATCTGCGACCCTATGGCCTTTACCGCCACACCAGCATTGAGCATCCGCGCCTCGAACACAAAGCCTGGGATGGCCTGATCCTTCCGCTGGACGATCCGTGGTGGGATACGCACACGCCGCAGAATGGTTGGGGCTGCAAATGCCGGAAGTATTCCCTATCCCGTGTCGAAGCGGAACGCGAGTGGAAGAAATCCGGAAAGTCCGGGCCGGATGAAGCGCCAGCCATTGAATGGGAAGAGCGCGTCGTCGGTAAGAACGGCAGCAATCCGCGCACCGTCAGCGTGCCTAAAGGCATCGATCCCGGCTTCGCCTATAACCCGGGCCGCGCCTGGTTGGAGCCGCACACCGTGCCGCCGCTAGACGGAAATCATGCGGTGCTCAAGGAACGTAAAAGCGGTTGGCCAACCGATATCGAGCGCCCAGCTCAACCGCTTCCGACGAAATATCCAGCCCGTGTGATAGTTCAATCCGGAACTGCGCCCGAGGTCGCCGTTTCTGACTACCTCGAAGTATTCGGCGCATCTCTCGATAAGGGCGCAGCCTTCACCGACGCCGCCGGCAGTACTCTCGCCATTTCTAAGGCGCTGTTCATCAAGGGAAGCGATAAGGACGGCGACAACTTCAAATGGCTGGCCGAACCGGAGAAAGCCGACCGCCTCAAATACATCAACCTGCTGGCGATGACGCTGATCGATCCAGACGAAATCTGGTGGGCATGGGAGAAGGATGCTTCCAATCCGGGAAACTGGCGTCTAAAGCGGCGATACCTGAAGGCATTTGAGATCGACGGCGATGTTCGCTACGGCGTCTGCGTGTTCGAGTGGTCAAAGAATGGATGGACCGGTGCGACCGCTTTCCCGACCAGCAAACAGAAGTATTTCGACCGTCAGCGCCTCGGCCGCCTGATCTGGAAAAAGTAACGCGGCCCGGAGGCCGCGTCGCTTTACGGATCAGATATGGGGCAGTAGCGCGTAGCGCAGTCTGACTGATCCGCGAGGTAACTATATGCAATTCGATGTCGAGTTTCAAGCCGAGCACCTGGACGCCATGATGGCGGCCATCCGCCATGAAGTCGCGACGCCGCAGGAAATGCTCGAAAGCATGGGGCTGGCGCTGGTGTTTGCAAACGAGGAACGGCACCGCCAAGGACTCGACCCAGATGGGAAACCGTGGAAGGAACTTGCCGAATCCACCAAGGCCGCCGGCCCGCGCAAGGGCGGCCCGCTCAATCGAACTGGCCGCATGTTGGAAAGTTTCCGCCATCAGGCCAATGGCGACACGCTGCGCCTCGGTTTCAACGACGGCGACGGCTTCCCGGCCATCTTCCACCAGGACGGATCAAAGCCGCATGTGATCAGCGCGAGGAAAGCGAAGGCGCTGGCCTTCGGTGGCATCGTCCGCAAGCGGGTGAATCATCCAGGGCTCGATGCGCGTCCGCTCGTCGGCTTCCCGGATTCGGATCAGCAGCTCGTCGCCGATGTGGCGGCTGATCATTTGTCGCTGGTAATAAACAGCATTCGTTGATCGAATAAACGGCCTTCGAAGTGGGAATATTTCCGCAGTCCGCCAACGAATTTCCCGGATATTCCTCCCGAAAATCCCCCGCGTTTACCCCAAAACCATCCGGAAATCAGGATTCCGAACATCCGCCCTGGAATGGCTCAACGACGGCCCGCCCGGCTGGTTTCAACCATCCCCCAACCGTCCGGTTTCTCCCCCCTCCCTACTGCTGGATCACCAGGAAGGCGTTGAAGAAGTCTGGACCGGCAAGGCCGGCGGATCGGCCAGGAAGGCGCCGGCCGCCAGATAGACCGAACCGGTGGCGATGGCCAGCGAGGCCGACACTGCCGTTACGTGACGCACGAAGGCCGCCTTCGGAGGAGTTGCCGCCTGCGCCGGTTCGTCGTCAGGCAGGTAGCCGGTGATCATCGGCAGCACGAGGTTCTTTTTCTTGACCCGGGCGTAGAAGGCGATGGCCGACACATGCAGAGCGACGAGCGCGAGCAGCCCATTGAAGATCCAGCCGTGCAGGTGGGTGATTCGCGCGGAAAGCTCCGGGCTGACCAGCGGTGCCAGCGGGCCGGCAAACGCGATGTCGTCATTCGAGAACAGGCCGCTGACCGCCTGCAAGGCAGCCAGCCCAAGCAGCCCCAGCACGGCGAGCGCGCCGAGCGGGTTGTGGCCGATGCCCTGCCAGCGCCCTTGCAGGTAATCGCGAATGCCGGCGGGACCGGTGACAAAATTCGCGAAGCGCGCGGTCGGCGAGCCGACGAATCCCCAGACAATGCGGAAGACGACCAGCCCGACAACGGCGAGCCCGATGCGGCCGTGCCAGTCGATCAGGTTGCCGCCGAGCTTGCCGGTGGTAAACGCCGCGACGCAGGCGGCCACCAATCCCCAGTGGAAGAGACGGAGCGGAAGGTCCCAGACGAGTCGGCGATGCGGAGGCTGAATGGCAGACATGGCGGCAAACGGTTGTTCAAGACCG